TAAATATACTAGGATCGCTCAGTGGTGTGCTCGTCGTGGCACACTTCAAGAAGAACTATGTAACGACATCGCAAGAGAAATAATGCGGGCAACCGAGTCAGAGAATGTTGGTGTGTATATACAGGCCACGCACGGTTGTTGTGAGAATCGCGGCATCATGGCACACTCTAGCTTGACACAGACCACAGTGTTGCGTGGTAGCTTTCAAACAGATCCAGGAACTAAAAAAGAGTTCATGGACAATATCAAACTGCAACAGGACTTTGCTCCACGATGATAGACACTCGCTGTTGCGGATCTGGCACCTGCATGATAAATGCTGAGGGAGTCTGTTGGTGCGGCCAAAAATGGGACGGTAATCAAATGATTTCATCTTACTACATAAACGAAGCTGGATTGCGTGTGGATGCCGTGACTGGAAACTTGGTGAAACCCAAATACCCTACAGCCCAATGTTCTCCTCCATAATCTAGGCAAAAATAATGGAAATCATCCTCACAGGCGTGTTGGTAGTGCTCACAGGCTACACATTCGTCCATCCCAGCGTGGACAATGGCGCATTCACGCCCATAGTGTTGGAGGGCAAGATGTATAGGATGAACAGCCGAGATGGTTCATGGGAAATCTGCACTCCACCTACCATGAAATGTGTGTCAACAGAACTTCAAATCAAACAAGAATTCCAACCCGAAGCCAAATGATCCAACCCTTGCGTGATGATCTCATGGTGCAACAGCAGTTGCCCGATGGTTTCCAGTATACCCACGGCGCCTGGCAACACATGGTTGCGGTCATAATGCTAAACCAAACTGGCCGCAAGCCTGTGAAAAATGTAGCACCAGTGTTCTGGAGCAAATGGCGTGGACCTAGAGCATTTTATGGTGCCACGGAAAAAGAAGTCAAAGATGTGATTTGGAGCCTGGGCATGGTCAATGTCAGATACGAACGTCTACGCAGGATGACTTTGGATTTTGCCACTTGGGATGGTGTGGATGCCACCAAGCTCTACGGCATAGGCAAATACGGTTCGGACAGCTACGAAATCTTTTTCAAGCAGAACTACACCGTAGAACCCACAGACAAAGAGCTGATTCGCTATTTAGAACAAGAAGTTAGTGTGTACTAACCTAGATTGACCAGAAATTCCCGTTAATTTATAATACTAGTATTGTAACTCAATCTAGGTGTAAAAATGCGTCGTAAACTGCTTTGGCTCTGTCTTTTTAGCACAGTAATAGTGGTCACTGGGTGTGGTGGTGGAGGTGGTGGAGGTGGTGGAACCAGTGCCACCATGGGCGCCTTTGTACGCACCGAGGTACCATATCATACTCCTGTACGAGTGGCCACTGTGGATCCCTTGGTTGGGACTACCACCATGCATGCCATTGTGGATACCTATGCGGCCAATATCAGTGGAGGTACTGGCCAAGACATTGTGATCGCCGGTCGTGCTACTGAGGCCAACAGTCCAACATTGCCCGACACCAATCTGTCAATCATGAGCTGGCAAAACGGAACCTTGGTAGACAAAACCGCTCAGTGGTTTCCAGGAGGCATAAATCAGATTTCCGGCACAGAACCCAGTGTGCATTTTGAAGATTTTTTCCGCACTGGCCGTACTGACATGTTTGTGGCTCCCAGTAGCGACAGCAATTCCAAGCTAGTGTCCGGTTATTTTTTCAACAACAATGGCACAAGTTTCAGCCGGCAGACCATTGGATCAAACATCTGGGCTCACGACTCTGCTGTGGCCGACTTTGACAAGGACGGCTACAAAGATATTTTTATCATGGACTACAATGGTACCAACACCACGTTGGCCATAAACGACCGAGTCAGTAGTTTTAGGGCCTACACGCCCACACAACCTGGATCAGCACGCATATCGGGCTCGGGTGTGGCAGCAGCAGACTTTCTTAACAATAACACTACCACCTTGATTGTGACTGACAATCATGTGGACAATGCCACCAGTACCAGAATGTATAGTTGGAACATTGACAGTAGCGATAGGTTGGGCTTCAGCGAAATTTCCATTTTGCCGCAACCAAGATTCACCTTGCCCAAATGGGCACCATATGGTATAACCACCAGCCATGCTGTACGAGTGGCCGCACATGATTTCAACAATGACAATGTCATGGACGCTATTGTGTTCAGTCGCCCTGGAGATTTTTCCAAACACTATAGTGAGGTACAGTTTTTGAAAAACAATGGTGGGGGTAATTTTTCCGATGTCACAGACACTACCTTGGTCAATTACAATACCAACACACAAATAACTTACCAACCCAAGTTTCTAGATCTCAACGGTGACGGACTAACAGATATACTGGTCAGCGGCAACAACTCGGCACAGTTCCTGTTGAAAAGTGCCGATGGCAAATATGTGGCCACGTTTGGCAATGTTATGGCTGATTTTTTGAGTCAGACAACGTCTATGACAACAGGTGCTACGACTTATCAAGATGGCAAGGTCAATGTGATCAGGGGATCCGATGGACAACTGTATCTGGTTACCACAGTTAATTTTATGAACGGCAGTGACAATCAGATTGCTGTGTATGCCAGCAAATTGGGCACACAAAGCACTACCACTGCTCAATCTGCAGTGAACCTAATCCGACAAAAATGGAGCTACATGAGTCCGGCACAGGCCAATGCAGTGTTGGCACAAACAGCGGCCACATACTTCAATGGAGTGGCCGTGATCGATGAAGATGCTATCATGCGTCCATTTGGCAACATAGGCATACCTTTGTCAACCGGCGCACTCAAGCCAATTTCAGGATACTTGGCCGGGGTAGATCTGGGTTCAGGTTCGGCCATAGTCATGGACAGCCTGGGCAGAAGTTTTGACATGAATCTCAAGAGCATGAACATACGCAGTCTCAATGCCTTTGAACGCAATACCGAGCACACGGATCAGCACAACTTGACCAGCCATGCCGAATACTTGGTCAACGGCAATGTCATGACCTATGAAGGTCTACGAGTGGGCAACGAAAACCGTATGACCTTGGATGGCCGTAATGATCAAGGACAGGGTTTGAACACCCGTCCTACACAGTGGACATTTGGTGTTCCTAATGCGTTCAAATACGGCAACTGGACCTACGGAGCACAATACACACAACTCAACAGCAATCCCTGGATAGCATTTGGTGGTGCCTGGGGCGAAGTCAAGGGTTCCACAGTCATGGACAATGTGTTTACTTACAGAAAAGGCAGATTCAGTTTCCAAAGCAGTTTGATGAATGTGAGCACACAGATACAGCCCGGTTTGATCACTGGAGTAAGCAACATGTGGGGCGCCTGGAGCGAGACTGGATATAGATACAATACCAGAGAATTCGGAGACCTAGGCATGTATGCCGGAATCAAGCCTGTGGTATTGAGTGGATCGGTGCAGGCCAGCATACCAACTGGTGTTGACAACTCTGGTAATATCCAGTATACTAAGAAAAACTTGTCCATACAAAATCAGGCCACCGGATATCTCAGGGCGTTGTATATCAAACAGATCAACAAAGACACCCAATATAGACTCAACGCCATTGCCACACAGTATGGTCAATATAGAATCATGAACGAATTTAAATTTTGGATCAATTAATGACACTGACAGAAGCCCTAGCACTTGACATAGCACCTTGGGATCAACAGATCGAAGACCTCACCAGCACTGTGGTATTTTTAGATCGCTATCCATGCACACCTGGACACAGATTGTATGTGCCCAAGACCGATCATCCTAATCATGTGGCTCGCGCCATGGAAGATGCTTTGAATGCTGGCAACCACATGGTGGCACAAGGTGAATGCGATGCATTTAACATTGGTCTTAATGCTGGCCAAGCCGCAGGGCAAACCGTGATGTATCCACATGTGCACCTAATTCCACGACACAATGGAGATGTAGAAGATCCGGTGGGTGGGGTTAGGAATACTATACCTGGCAAGGGCAACTATCGTAAATAGAAACACAGCGGTCTTCGGCGTCATCCCGCTCGACAAATTCTGCCGCCTATGCTATAATCTAACATAGGAGAATCTGAATGGCAGAAGAAAATATATTATTAGATAAAAAATGGGTCGGCGGATTATTCCATTTATACAACACACCCGACACTTGGGAAGATTGGATCAGTGAATTTGAACCTTTGTATAACTGGCCAGACGATCTGTCAGAAAAATTTGACAAGGTAATAGGAAAAAATCAACAACACATAAAAGATAAACATGTACTTGATTTAGCTTGCAATCTTGGATATTTTCTATTTGCTTGCAGCAATATTGGAGCCAAAAGTGCGTTAGGACTCGAAATAAGGCAACCTTACATTGACGCTTTTAACAAAGTTAAAAAACATTGGCCTTATACAAATATCTATGTGTTAAATTTTAATATAGAAAATATTGATGCATTGAACAATGCCATGATCGCCCTGGCTGATATTGATACTATATTGTATACCGGACATTTATATCATACCTCTAATCATCTAGATATATTGACCGCTTTTACAAAGAGTTCGGCATCATGCTTAATAGTTGAATCAATAATTACATCAAAAAAAACGTATACAGAAAGCAGCAATGATCCGTTAAACGGATACATTGATGAAACAACAGATATGATTGACGTATATGCTCCATCTATTGATGAAACAACAGATATGTTAGAATCACTAGGATGGAGTGTTACAAATACAGATATTATTTCCGGATATAATCCTAACAGATTTGTAATCACCGCAACCAGAATCAATGGAGAACAATAATGGCAACTTACGTTTCAACAAAAACATACGGCAACGATCGCGGATTGAGTTGTTGCTTTCGCCAATGGCGCAGCACACACAGTCATTGCAGTTTGTTACACGGATATTCGATTGGTATCAAATTAATCTTTGAAAGTGATACTCTAGACGACCGTAATTGGGTCATGGACTTTGGTGGACTCAAAGCCTTCAAAGAGTGGAGTGAATGGCAGTTTGATCACACTCTGTGTGTGGCCGAAGATGATCCTCACCGAGAAATGTTTGAAAAAATGGCCCAACTGGGTCTACAAGATCAAGGTGGTGTTTGCGATTTAAGAATCGTTGCGGGTGTAGGTTGCGAAAAGTTTGCCGAACTTGCCTACAAAGAAATGGCCACTATCTTACACATTTTTAAAACTGGAAATACCTACTACTGCCCTAATGGGGAAGTTTTCAAAGCCAGATATCCTGTAGGAGCAGGTGTGCGTTTGCGTTCCGCAGAAGTGTTTGAACACGCTGGCAATTCAGCCATCTACGAAGGTTGAAGATTTGTTTGGCCTATAAACGGCGTATATAAATATTTGCTCAATGGCCAATCCTTACAGCATAGCGATCCTATTACCCACACGAGCACGTACAGATTCTCTTACTGCCAGCATCACCAGCATGGTCAATAATTGTGCCGATGTCTCCAAGATACAGCTTCTGCTGGGCATTGACAACGACGATACCATTGGTCTGGAACATTTTGAAACCGACATACGTCCCTTCTTGGATGATCGGCAGGTAGACTATGAAGTATTGGCCTTTGACAGCATGGGTTATGAAGGTCTAAATCGCTACTATAATCATTTGGCCCGCCTGGCCGAAGCCGACTGGTTATTTGTGTGGAATGACGATGCAACCATGGATACCTGTGCTTGGGATCAGGTAATCCAACGCCATGATGGTCAATTTAAAATATTAAAAGTACACACCCACAACGAACATCCTTACAGTATTTTTCCCATAGTTCCTAAAATTTGGTTTGATATACTGGGAGTAATGAGCCGGCATCAGATGATCGATGCAGAAATAAGTCAAAATGCCTACATGCTTGACATAATTGAAATCGTTGATATCAATATCACACATAATCAGAGTGAGTTGACTGGCAAACAAGACACCACCAGCCAACAAAAAAACAGATTCGAGGGACGCCCTGATGATCCTAGAGATTTCCAGTTCATGCAAACCGTGCTGACCAGAATCAACGACTGTGAAATACTGGCAAATTACATGTCTTCCTGGAATCTCGACGTCACGTTTTTCAAAAACATCCAGGCCGGCAAACAGGACCCTTGGCAAAAACTCAAACTCAATGATATTAATCAACAGATGTATCAATGGTCCAGGAAAGTATGATGAAAATTTTTCTCACAGGAGCCAGTTCTGGTTTAGGACTTGCAACCAAAAAGCTGTTGGAGATCGAGCATGAGGTCACTGCACCTGCCAGGAAAGATTTTGATTTAGAAGATTTTGCCGGCATCGAACAAACAGATTTTTCAATCTATGATGCTGTGATCAACTGTGCTGGAGCCAACATGGGAGCCTGGCAGGGCTGGCAAAACAATTGCTGGTCCAATCAGCGCCGCCATGTTGATGTAAATTTTACAGCACCCTTGCTGATGGCCAAGCAATACACTCGCCAGCGCACTCATGGACATTTCGTCTATGTGACCAGTGCCAGCGCCGATGACCCTATCGCTTACAACATATTCATGGTGGCCAGCAAAGCGGCCTTGAGATACAGCATGGATGCTGTCAAAAAAGAGTACACCAATTTTGTGTTTTCTGAAATATGTCCGGGCAAAATCAAATCCAACATGCTGAAACAAAATTATCAAGGAATCAAAACCGACGAGGAAATTGAACACTTGTACCAACAAGAGCCTTGTCTTTCCAGCGAGCAGGTCGCTAAAACCATTGTTTCTGCGCTGAATCAGCGCCTGGATCGTATAACAATCGTGCCGCACCACAACAAACTCCGTTAAGTACACACATGACAAAAAGAGCCTACAACATAGCAGTGCTGTTAGCCACTCACAAACGCACAGATGCGCTAACCCGCAGCCTTTTTAGTTTGATCGATCAGGCCCAGGATCTTTCCTCCATACAGTTTATCCTGGGCATAGACAACAACGACACGATTGGGCTGGATCATTTTGTCAACAGCATACAACCTGAGTTGGACCGCAGGGACATCAACTACGAAGCATTGAGTTTTGAACCCCTGGGCTATATGGGTTTGAATCGTTACTACAACAAAATGGCCGAAAGTGCTGACGCAGATTGGTTATGGGTCTGGTGTGATGATGCGATCTGTACCACCCAAGATTGGGATCAAAGAATCAGAGAGTGCACCGGTGAATTCCGACTGCTCAAAGTACACACGCACAACGAACATCCTTACAGTATTTTTCCAATTTATCCGGCTGAGTGGAGAGAATGTTTGGGCTATCTCAGTCAGCACCAACTCATTGATGCTGAGTGCAGCCAGATAGCATATCTTTTAGACATCATGAAAATCATCGAAGTGGATGTCACCCATGATCGTGCAGATCTCACTGGCAACAACCGAGATGAAAATGCCAACAAGAAAAAATATCTCGAAGGCAATCCCAGCGATCCTAGAGATCTGTATAATGAGAACTTCAAGATACAGAGATTCCGTGACACAGATCGTTTGCAGGTCTACATGAAATCTCAAGGACTGGATACTTCTTGGTGGCAAGGTGTAAAAACCGGCAAGAATGATGCTTTTGAAAAAATGGCAGAGAATGACCCAAACGGGCAGACCAGTCAGTACGATATAGTCGTAGATGCCTCTGGACAAAAAAGAATGGTCACAAGGAAACGAGGAGGCAATCTATGAGCATGAACATAATGACCAGTCAGCTGGTAGACAGTTGTGTGGTCACAGGACAATCTGTGACCAAGATACTTGATTTTGGTCAGCATGCCTATGCAGATACCTTTGTGGCTGAAACACAGTTGAATCTCAGCGAACCTGTGTTTCCACTACAGGTCAATCTCAATGCTGAATCTGGCAGCATACAATTGGGCTACGTCAGCAATGCTCAAGATCGCTACAATCTCTACAGCTACAGTTACACCTCCAGCAACAGTGCCACAGCACGAGCACACTGGGATGAATATTCAAGCACCATACAAGGGCCCTGGCATCGTCCGGGCATGGCCGTAGAAATCGGCAGCAACGATGGATACCTTATAGAAAAATTTGGCACGCTTGGTCGAAGAATACTTGGTATAGACAGCAGCCGTGCCATGTGTGACATTGCCGAAACTCGAGGTGTGCCTTGCATCAATGCCTTGTTTGATCATGACGTGGCCCAACAGGTAATAAGACAACATGGTCCAGCGCACATTGTCATGGCCAACAATGTGTTCAATCATGCCAACAATCCTGTGGCCTTTGCTCAAGCCGTGGCCAGCATGTTGGAACAAGATGGTATATTTGTATTTGAAGTTCCTTACTGGTTAAGCATGATCGAATCGGGTCGTTTCACTGACATGGTCTATCACGAACATCCCACATACTGGACTGTGAAAATGGCTTGGACAGTGTTGGAGTTGGCCGGCCTAGAAATCGTAGACTTTGATGTGGTCGACTATCATGGTGGCAGTTTGCGAGTGATTGCCCAACACAAGATCTCCGGACGCATGCCGATCAAAGTTGAAGATGCCATTGCTAGAGAAACACAGATTGGTCTTTTTGATCCGGGTTTCTATCAAGTAGTCCAGCGCAGATTTGAACAACAACGCGATGCTTGGTTGAACAAATTTTATCAACTGCGCCAGGCCGAACCCGACGCTGTGTTTATCGGTGTGGGAGCAGCGGCCAAAGCCAACACCTGGCTGACCTGGCACGGACTCAACAAAACGCATCTCAAATGTGTGACTGATGCCAGTCAATTCAAGCAAGGCAAATACACTCCCTTGAGCCGCATACCCATCACCGGAGATGAAGTGTTTGCCCAGTACGAAAATCCCTATGCCGTTATTTTGAGCTGGAACATTGGTGAAGGGCTTCGTAGAGCCATACTAAATATCAACCCCCGTACAAGGTTCTTATCACAATGAAATACTACAACATCAACAAAAACATCGAAAAAGGTCTGGGTCAATTCACCGACGAGCGTGGCTCTATTACCGACATGTTTTATGCACGCAACATGAATCATGGCTGTATCATCACCAATGCTCCTGGTGCTGTGCGTGGCAATCACTATCACAAGCTGACCACACAATATACACTGGTACTAAACGGTACCTTGACCTACTACAGCCGACCGGTAGACAGTGACGAACCTGCTCAAACCTTTGTGGCCGGACACGGCGACATGATCATCAGCGAACCTGGTGAGATACATGCCATGAGAACTGGCGAACACGGATGCACATTCATAGCCTTTGCTGAAGGACCCAGAGGTGGTGAGGACTATGAGTCAGATACCTATAGAGTAGACAGCATAGTACGAGGATGAAAAAGAAATTGGCCTTGATATTTGGACACACAGGTGGCATTGGAAGTGCCACCCAAAAGTTGTTCCAAAAAAATGGTTTTCTAATCTGCCCAGCCAACCGCAAGGCAGTTGATCTAGAAAGTGCATCGGCCGATCAAGAAATCCAACTCCTGCTGGAAAACGCCAGCCCAGATGTTGTGATCAATTGTGCAGGAAATTTCGTCAATGGCTATGAAGACACACACTCGCAGACCATGAACGTGAATTTTGGTACCAATTGGTCCATAATAAGACATTATTCTTCACACAAAAACAAAGCGGTCAGGATCATAATGGTGGGCAGTAGTGCTTATACAGGAGGCAGGCAGTTGTATCCACTGTACAGTGCCAGCAAGGCTGCTGTGTACAATCTTTGGGAAAGTGCTAGAGATCTTTTCCAAGACTCCAAGGTTGTGGTTGATCTTGTGAATCCGGTTAGAACTCTCACTGCCATGAGCAGCAAAAGAAAACAGATTGATCCAACATTGCAGTATCTTGAACCCGAGCAGGTGGCCGACGAGATTTATAAATTGGTCGAACAAAATCAACCATCTAGTTGTATTAACATGACATTTGAGGACACAAAATGAAAATAGGAATTATAGGCAAAGGCACTGTGGGCAGTGCTGTATTTGACGGATTAGAATATCTAGGGCATAACATGACATTCTTTGATCCCAAACATGAAGGATCAACCCTGGCCGATGTTTTAGACACCGATGTGGTGTTTATCAGTGTGCCCACAGACATGGCTGCCAATGGCGATTGCGATGTCAGCATCGTAGACAACGTGGTCAATGAACTGGCCGTAAACAATTATCGTGGCTTGGTATCAATCAAAAGCACAGTGATTCCAGGAACCACTGATCGATTACAAAAGGCCTATCCTACTCTACGCATGAGCATGGTTCCTGAATTCCTGCGTGCCAAAAGTGCTCTAGCAGACTTTGTGTACAATCATGACTTGTTGGTAGTAGGGTGCTACAACAAGGAAGATGCTGACATCATTGTTGACTTGCATGGCAGTTTCCCACAGCATGTGTCAAGAGTCACACCCACCGAAGCTGAAATCATCAAATACTTCAACAACGTGCATCATGCCATGAGCGTGACCTTTGCCAACATTGCCTATGAGGTATGCGGCAAGATGGGTGCCAACTACATGAATGTGTACAAGGCCATAACCAAGCGGGAATGTTTCAATCCTGCCTATCTCATGGCCAATCCCAAAATGCGTGGCTACGGTGGACATTGCCTGCCCAAAGATACTGCGGCCTGGAACAATTTGATTAAACGATTGGATCTTCCTTATACCATGATCCAAAGTGTGATAGATGACAACGAAAAGGTAAGCAAACAATGAAAGTATTAGTCACAGGTGCCAGCGGCTTGTTGGGCACAGAAATCTGCCGCCAACTCAAACAGGAAGAAGGTATAGAAGTGTGGGCCGTGGACAATCACAGCCGTAGCACCACTGTTCCACCTTGTGATACGTTTCTTGAACTGGACTTGACCACTGGTACCAGCTTTGAAACTCTGCCCAAAGACTTTGACTACATCTATCACTATGCTGCCATCAATGGCACAAAAAACTTTTACGAACGTCCCAATCAAGTCATGTGGACCAATATGGTTTGCGATTTCAACATGTTTGAATTTGCTACCTTGTGCAAGACCACTTTGAAAAAATTTGTATATGCTTCAAGCAGTGAAGTGGTCAGCGATGATCCACAAACACCGGTAAAAGAAAATCTAGATATCACTATCCGAGGCATACACAATGCTCGTTGGAGTTATAGACTGCCCAAAGTCTGCAGTGAAAACTTCCTGACCAACAGCGAACTTCCTTATGTGATCTTTCGTTATTTCAATGTGTACGGAACCGGCAGCAAGGCTGGACATTTCTTGGCCGACCAAATTGCCAAGATCAAATTGGGTGTGTTTGAGTGTGTTGGTCCCGAAGAGACCCGCAGTTTTTGCCATGTAGAAGATGCTGTGCATGCCAGCATACACATGAGCCGTGCTGTGGAACGTGAATTGCTGAATATCGGCAACGATCGAGAAATCACTATTATGGAAGCTGCGCAAACCATTGCCACTGCCATGGGTCATCCAAATCCAGTCTGGATTACCACAGCAGGCAAGGCCGGAAGCACGCCAAACCGTCGTCCAGACATAACCAAACTTCGTGGAGTCATGCGTGATTATCGTCCCAGAAGTTTTGAACAAGGTGTACAAGAAATCGTTGACAAACTGTAGTCATTGCCGTATAATAAAGTATGAAAAAAATCTATCATACTTGGCAAGACACTGAACGTCAAACGCATGAGATTCTGCGTCAAATTAGCTTAGACCGTTGGCGACCCGACTATGTGGTTGGGCTTACCCGAGGCGGACTTGTTCCAGCCAATCTAATCAGCCAATATCTTGGTTGTAGAATGGAAACACTCAAGGTCAGTCTTCGTGACAGCGATTCAGAATCCGAAAGCAACTTGTGGATGGCCGAAGATGCCTATGGGCACAGAGAGTTTGATCCACAGGCCGCTGGTGATGGTCGTAAAAACATCCTGATCGTGGATGACATCAATGATACCGGTGCCACACTGAACTGGATCCGAGAAGATTGGCAAAGCGGATGTTTTCCCAAAGACAAACGCTGGAAACAAATCTGGGGCAACAATGTGCGTGTGGCCTGCTTGTATGACAATGAAAGCAGCAAAAGCAAACTAGATGTCAACTACAGTGCAGTCACAATCAACAAAGCCGACAAGGATGTATGGATAGTTTTTCCTTGGGAATCATGGTGGCAATCTAAATAAGTCTATGAAAATTCATTATCGCGAGCCTACTTTGATTGAGCAAATGACTGAAGCCATTACTACCAGTCAGCACCCCATTGATTATTTTGAACTCACCCAACAAGAATTTCAATCTGTTTTCAGCAACTTGGACAAAAACAAATCAACAAACACAGTGTCGTATTCCTACAAAGGTATAGCAATAAAGGTCAAAGATGAGTAAAATAAAAGTTTCGGAAGTATTCTACAGTCTACAAGGCGAAGGTCGTTTTATAGGAGTGCCCAGCGTATTCCTTAGAACCTATGGTTGTAATTTCACTTGTGCAGGATTTGGATGTGGTCCGGGTGAAACCAGCACGGGTGCTGACGATGTGGCCGAAGTGGTGCATTTGTACAATCGGTTTGAAGAACTGCCCTTGGTGGAAACCGGTTGTGACAGTTATGCGTCATGGCATCCAGCATTCAAACACTTGAGCCCTACACAGACCACAGAAGAGTTGGTAGAACGCATGTTGGCACTTACACCCAACAACATGTGGCAACAGAACAATGGCAACGATGTTCATCTTGTGATCACAGGTGGAGAACCCTTGCTAGGATGGCAACGTGCCTACAGCGAATTGTTGAGCCATCCTAGGATGGCAGACTTGAAAAACATCACATTTGAAACTAACGGTACACAGGAACTACACAAGGACTTCCGTCACTTTTTATTAGACTGGACCTTGAACCCACGCCTGGGCAAGAAAGGCCCCGGAGCACTCACATTCAGTGTCAGTGCCAAGCTGAGTGCAAGTGGGGAAAAGTGGGAAGATGCTATATGTCCAGACGTTGTGATGAGCTATGCTGATATTGGACACACTTACTTGAAGTTTGTGGTCGAAACCGACGAACACATCCATGAAGCCATACGTGCCACCGACGAGTATCGTCGTGCTGGATTCACGGGTGTGATTTACTTGATGCCGCAGGGCGGAGTTGTACAACCATACGACAAGAACAAACTGCGCATCGCCAACATCTGTGTGGAACAAGGTTGGAATTACAGTCCTAGATTGCATGTGGATCTTTGGGGCAATGGATGGGGCAAATGAAAAACATAGGATTTATTGGACTGGGCAAGCTGGGCATGGATGCCGCTGAAGTGTTTGCCCAACACTACACTGTGCGTGGGTATGACATAGCACCAAGAGTTAGTGAAACTGTAAAAGTTTGTGATATCAAAGAAGTGGTACAGGACAGCGAATGGATATTCGTAGCGGTACCCACACCACACATGGAAGGCTATGACGGAAGTGTGCCCAGCAGTCACATGCCTCCTAGAGATTTCATACACGAAGCGGTGCAGGAAGCCCTGATCAAGATCAATCACTATGCTACCGCCCCCAAGAAGGTTGTGCTGATATCAACAGTGTTGCCAGGAACCACACGTCGCAGTTTTGCAGGGTTATTGAACAAACAACATCAGTTTCTATACAATCCTTACTTGATTGCCATGGGATCGGTCAAGTGGGACATGGTCAATCCAGAAATGATCATGATTGGCACTGAGTATGGCAACCGCACAGAACTGGCCCAAGAGTTGGTTGAACTGTATCAACCCATGGTGCAAAACAATCCCAGATTTGAAATTGGTACCTGGGAAGAGTGTGAAGCCATCAAGATTTTCTACAACACATTTATAAGTGCCAAGGTTGGCTTAGTCAACATGATACAAGACTTTGCCATCAAGATCGGCAACATCAACGTGGATGTTGTGACCGACGCCCTGGCACGCAGCACTATGCGTATCATGGGACCCAAGTACATGACCGCAGGCATGGGCGATGCTGGTGCCTGCCATCCCAGAGACAACATCGCCCTGCGTTGGTTGGCCGATGAGTATGACATTGGATATGACTTGTTTGATACCATCATGCTGGCCCGAGAACAACAGGCTTGTAACTTGGCTGAGTTCTTGGTCGAGCTGGCCAACAAGCATGATCTGCCCGTGGTCATACACGGCAAAGCCTACAAACCCGACGTGCCTTACTGCATTGGCAGCTACAGTACCTTGATCGGCCATTACATACAACAACTAGGGCATCAGGTATTTTATGTGGATCCCTTGGCTGATGATCAGACCAGCGTGGTCTCGGACATAAGTCAGGCCGTGGTTCTCATGGCACACAACCGTAGCGTGACCTATAACTATGTGGCTGGCGATCACACCGATCGTTTTTATTATGACATAGGACCTGGCAGCGTTATCGTTGATCCTTGGCGTAGACTGCCCATAGACATGCCAGGCATGACCGTGATACACTACGGAAATACTAGAAAAGTATGAGTCCCATGCCCGAATATGTTTACATGCACTCTGATATGGACGCACATTTTTATGTTCGTGCAACTTGGGAATCAGTATTGATATACTGGCCCAGGAAATGTGAGCTAACAAATAGATGGATTTGGCCATTGAATCGCGCCTATCGTGGCACTGCACGATACCACGGACCAGGAGAACCTGTTGAAGAAGTTAGATGGCATAATGAAGTTGACCACATGATGTGGTTATTAAAGGAGTAGTTAGATATGAAATTTTTTGACAAAATAAAAAACACTTTTGGTAAGAAAAAGCCCGAAGTCAAAGAAACACCCAAGCCCAAAAAGAAGTCAGAAAAAGATTTGGCCACAGAACGTGGTGAACCTTATGTGGCCATACTCAGCATGGAGATTGATCCCGAAAACATGCAACAGGGTGCGTTTGAGCTGGACTGGAACGACAAATTTGTTTCAAATCTTGTACGTGCTGGATACCAGATGGATGCCAAAGACACAGATGCAGACATCGTGGATCGCTGGTTCACTGCCGTGTGTCGCAACGTGGTGCTAGAAACCTTTGAACAGTATGAAGCCATGAATCCTGAACGTGATAGAGTTATCAAAAGCCGTAACTTGGGTGATGGCAGATCGGAAGTGTCATGATTTTCAATCACATCAAACAACTGCATGCCGAAGGTAAAAAGATTGGCATCACATTCAGCACCTTTGACATGCTGCATGCTGGCCACATCGCCATGCTATCTGAAGCCAAAAATCACTGCGACTATCTCATTGCCGGTTTGCAAACAGATCCCACTATAGATCGCCCTGACACCAAGAATCATCCTGTGCAAAGTATCGTGGAACGACAAATCCAATTGGCCGCCTGTCGCTATGTGGATGAAGTGGTGGTATATCAAACCGAACAAGACTTGGTAGACTTGCTGTTAATACTGCCCGTGGATGTGCGTATCCTGGGTGTAGAATATCAAGACAAAAACTTTTCGGGCGAACAAGAATGCCACCGACGTGGAATTGAATTGGTATTCAACGGTAGAGATCACTCATTTAGTAGCAGTAGCTTACGCAAACGTGTGGTTGAAGCAGAAACATTCAAGTCACTTAAACAGCAATGATCCTGTATGTAAACGGTGACAGTCATACTGCGGCAGCCGAAGCGGTCAATGCTCATGCCTTTGCAGAAGATGATCCGGTAGTGAAACATCTGGGCAGGATACCCCATCCAGAAAATCTAGCAGTCAGTTGGGGGAAATTGTTAAGCAAAACTCTCAAGGCCACGTTTCACTGCGATGCTGAAAGTGCCAGCAGCAATGCCAGGATATTGCGAACCACTCGGGCTTGGTTAAAAAACTCCAACTACAGTTCGGCCGAAATTTTATTGATCATCCAATGGAGTACCTGGGAACGAGAAGAGTGGTTGCACAACGGAACCTACTATCAAGTGGGATCGAGTGGCATTGATCATGTTCCACAAGACCTGCAAGAAAAATATAGAAACTATGTTATCGGCACTGATTGGCAAACAAAAACCGAGCAAGCACACGAGGATATTTGGCAGTTCCATCTTGAATTGAATCAACAAAACATACCGCATGTGTTTTTCAATGGCAACAACAATTTCAGCAGGATCACCAACAAAAAGAATTGGGAGAAAAATTACATAGCACCGTATGATCCATCGATGACCTATGACAGCATATTAAAAAACAACGATATCTACACAGTTGCGCCCGATTCGTGGCATTTTGGACGCGATGGCCATAGCTATTTTCACCGTTTTATGTTACAATATATTATTGCTAACAAATTCATTTAAGGCTCCTTATGAAGTATGTGCTGATTGACACAGCAAACATGTTTTTTCGTGCTCGACACGGAGCATTCCGTGCCAGTGATACTTGGGAAAAACTGGGCTTTGCCCTGCATGTGACCTTGATGGCTGCCAACAAGGTAGCCCGACGTTTTGAAGCAGATCACGTGGTATTTGCCTTGGAGGGCCGTAGCTGGCGCAAGGACATGTACAAGCCCTACAAAAACAACCGTGCTGTGGCCCGTGCTGCGCTCACTGAAGCCGAAGCCGAAGAAGACAAGATGTTCTGGGAAACCTATGATGCTTTGACTAAATACTTGAGCGATAGGACCAACTGCTCAGTGATACGTTGTCCTACTGCCGAAGGCGACGATATCATAGCTCGCTGGATTGCACTTCACCCACAAGATGAACATGTAGTAATCAGCAGTGACACTGACTTTGTTCAGCTGATAGCACCCAATGTCAAGCAATACAACGGAATCACCGACGAACTAATCACCATTGAAGGAATCTTTGATGCCAAAGGTAAACCGGTCATCGACAAGAAAACCAAAGAAGCCAAAACAGTTCCAGACCCCAAGTGGCTCTTGTTTGAAAAATGCATGCGGGGTGATAGCAGTGATAACGTGTTCTCGGCGTTTCCAGGGGTCAGGACCAAAGGCACAAAAAACAAAGTTGGACTCCAGGAAGCCTATGAGGACAAAGACAAAAAAGGCTACAACTGGAACAACATGATGTTGCAACGCTGGTCGGACCCTGACGGTGTAGAACATCGTGTGTTGGATGACTACGAACGCAACAGAACCTTGATTGATCTCACGGCACAACCAGACGACATCAAGGCCACCGTGGATGCGGCCATACGTGAACAGATCAGCCACAAGGATGTGGGACAAGTGGGTGTAAGGTTCATGCAGTTCTGTGGCAAATATGAATTGAACAAATGCAGCGAATCAGCCGAAAGTTTTGGTCGCTGGATGAACGAAACGTACAAAGGAGTTTTAAATGAGTCTAATAGCTAAACCCGTTATTGACAAACAGTTTTGGATATTACAAGAAAACGATCAAAAGATTGGCAACGTGGAGGCCTGTGCCGGTGGGTATCAGGTCAAGATACACAATCAAGTGGCACAATTCAAAACCATACGCATGATGGAACGAGAGATCAACATACAATTTGAATCCAGTCCACCAACTAAAAAAACCCAAGGCGTCGCTAAATTGGTACACGGCTACCCGGCCAGCGGTCGGGTGTTCAATCCCATGTGGGATCTCAAACTGCGAGTACCGATCTACACAAAAACAAACAAAAGCAAGAGTTGGTATGCGGCTGGGTGGTATCAGATCAAAAAAGGTCGTAATTGGACCGTGACACAGGATCCCAAATTGATCGTGATACAACGATATCCTTACAATGGACCATTCCACTCTGAAGAAGAAGCCAGCCATGACCTTGCACATCCAAAAATTTGTTGATCGCCTGCGTGGCGCAGAAGCCCGTGGAACCAAAGACTATGTGATGAGCTTGAATGAGGCCAAAGATCTACATGCCGACATTACAAGGCTGTTGCTGGAGTTGGAAAACCTCAGGATCCAGGCAGAAAAAGCCAAAACAGAAGAAGTAATCACTGTAGAAGTCGGCGGCGGACGATTCTAAAACTACATATATTTTGGCATAAATAAATGTAGGAATATTATATGAGCAGACCAAAGCCAACAGTGTTGATTGAACAGACCAACAAAACCAGCTACAAGACCGAGCAGGTCTTGGCCAGCGAAGGTGTGTGGGCAGTGTTCTATAATCATCAACCCATCAACTTGAAAACTTCAAATCTCTTGGTGCAGTACCCAGGCCCCAAGTACAAAAAAGTCAGTTTTTCAAATCCTGGGCATGCCAAGAATCTGGCACGCAAACTGAACTCACAATTCAAAACCGACCAGTTCACTGTGGTCCTGCTCAAAGCCGGCGATCAGGTCTATCCTTGATGTGCGCAACAAACGTAAACTAACAGAACAACTTGTAACACAACTGGATCCCGATCTGGGTATCACTGTCAATTATGCCATGCATACCTGGTGGTTCAATCTGCGCAAAGATGGTGGCATGAGATTGACCGGCACCGGATATCAGATCTTTGCGCGAGATCTAGATCTCGAGCACTATGGTTATGAAATTTCCGATCCCTTGCTGTTCAATCAGCACACCATATTGGATCTGGATCGTAAAATGCAGATGCCTTACTATATCCATGCTGTCAAAGGCATACCTCGTAAGATCCTTTTTTTTGGGTCCAAAGAAGCTGTCATGGTTAATTTGTATGGAAACCTCAAACAATTTCTTGACAACTATCAGCCCCGATGTTATAATAAAACATCGGGCCGTTAGCTCAGTTGGTCAGAGCAGAGGACTCATAATCCTTTGGTCCTAGGTTCAAGTCCTAGTGGGCCCACCAACTATAT